ATAGTTGGAAGGTCACCTTGAATAACATTAAAATCATTTGCTTTAATTCTCATGTAAGTTCCTGCAGGAACAAACAAATCGTTACCATCTGCATCAGTCGGAGCTGGGTCTAAAAAGTCTTTAGTCTGAGCTGATTTTTCCAAAACAGTAGCATAATTACATCTTTCTGTTGGGCCCTCAGTATCTCTTTTAACTATTAACCTATCGCCCTCTTCTACTTTTCTGGCATTTTCTCCTTGTAATAAAAACAGAGTTTCGTTAGTTGTTGGGTCGTTAAAAAATACATTAGTAAAAATAGTTTCGTAATCTTCCATATCTGGTTTAATTACGAATTTATATTTTGATGCCCAAGATGGCGCTAATTGAGTAGGTGGTATGCTCACTTGTATTTTGTTAACCAGGCTTGATAGTGAACAGGGAACATGAATGGTATTTAACGGACTGACAAGCGCAGTGGTTGACCTATTAAATTCATCCATATACACAATCCCAATTTCATAATCTCTATTGCTATGCAAACTTTTGGGGTTTCCTAACTCTGTATAAGTACCATCTGCAGTTACAATATCATAGTATTCGTAAACTCTTTGAGTAGGAGTTGTTGTATCATCAACAAACTCCATAGCTAACAAACTAAATCCTATTTCGTTGCTACCAGGGGAAGTGTATATTTGTATAGCTTGACCTGTAGAAGTAACGCCACTGGCAAATTTTGTTAAACTATCCAGGTTATTTGGCACAGCACAATTAAACTGGTCAGTAAAAGTAAAACCATCGCACGAAGTTGGGTTGCCTGGAACTGGGTCAAACACTGGTTTTATATTTGATGAAGTTCCCACAAGCTCCGCAAAAGCTGGGTCAGTAGCTAATTCATAAACACTATTAAAATCTTGAGGCAATATAAAGGTAAGTGCTATATCTATTTGGCCTGTTTGCTCAGCTGGAAATGGAGTTTGTCCGCCAAAAGTAGAGTGCTCAAATCTTACTTCTAAATTTAGAGTTGCTCCTTGTTTGAGTTCTAACCCATCTAAATCAAAATTAACTCTTCCATTCAATATATTTATTGGAGCGTCTACTGTATAAATTTGCTCTGCTGCTTCGTCTTCCAACTCATTTAAACCTATCTCTTCCGAGATTAAAGTTGCACTATATTCAAATTTAACAGGGTTGGTGTTTTTATCAAGTAAATCAAAACCATCAACATAGTTTCCATAAACAAGACGATTCCCCATAATGGTTTGTGCTTTTGCTCTTATCGGCACATTGTCGTAAAGGCGCACAAGTTCTGTGTTTGGTAAAACAGTAAATATTTTACTATTAGTAAAATTAATTTCGTAATCAGTATTGTTTGCTAAACCTAATTCAAATTTGTTGAATTTTTCTATAGACTTGATGACACCACTTGTAGATTCTTTGAAAACAACTTCAACGTCTTTTACTAATTCACTGCCTGTGTTATATTCAATTTTTACAGAATTAAAAACATTTTTCATGCCTTCATTTAATCCTGAGTCAGTTTCAAGACTAAAATTATTTGGCTGAAAAGCTATGTCTGAAAATTGAGATAGAGCCGAATATTCTCCATCAGCATATTGATATCTGTACGCAAAAGATAAATATCTTTCTTCCAAAAAATTTTCTTCTCCACTTACGTTTTGAAGTGTAATTTTTGGGGATGCGTTTGGTGGTTTTTTAATTACCAACAATTCTTCAGCAGTAAAACTGTCCACTAAAGGAACTCCGCTGGGTAATGTTTTCCCTGTCACAAGGTTTATGAATCTGGGTGGATTTATATTATCTGTAAAAAATAATAAATCTTCAACACGATTAACACCTGTAATTAAAAACTGAGGATTAAAATCTAATGTAGTTTTAGTTTGACTTCCGTCATTTACACTAACAGCATGATATGTAGTTACATTATCAACAACATTGAATGAAACTATTAAGTCTAATATATTTGATGGTGAACCTGGAAAAGCTGGGTCATGAACAAACCATATTATGGTTTCTCTTTGTCCATCTTCAAACGAACCAATACATTTGGCTTGATTACTAAGTGGCACGTTGTTAAACTCTAATGAAGTAATCTTTTCGTTTCCCTTAGAGTTTTCTACTGAGCCAATCTCCGACTGTTCGGTAGAACCTAATCTGACGTTGAGTCCGTCTATATATTCTCCGTTAGGCACAAGGCGTTCATCAACGCTCTTGTTCATTCGTCCAGCTATAAAATTTCTTTGCGTAGTTGGCATATTACTTTATCCATTTATCCTGACCTCTTAAATTCATTAATAGTCGGCCAGGGTGTATATTACTAATTCTAATTTTAGCATTTCTGAGCAAAGCTGAACTACGCTTACGAGCTCTATTAACAATAAACTCTTGCGTTCCTTGCTTACTATTTAGAATTGCAAACTGGACGTATGCGTACACATATTCTTCAAATAATTTATTTACACTTACTTTAGAATCATCTCCAGATTCCATTCCATCAGACACATATTCCAGTATACAAAATTCTTTTGCCATGCCAGAACTAAAATTAATTACTCCAGCTTTTTGGTCTATACGGAAAGTAGGATTAGAATTAGCTGTTTCTGTATTCAAACCATATCGAGCGCCTATGGCGTAATCGAAATACCAGTAACCATCACAGCAGTAACCTTCCATATTATGATAAGGACTATTTTCGTTTAAGTATATACTCTTTTTAGTTCCTTCAATTCTTTGCAAGTCTATCAATGATGTAGATGGTTTGAGAACATTGCCCTGGTCATCAAACAAAATTTTACAATCGTGGTCTTGCAAGTAAGCATCACTGTAATTAGTTTGTATATTTTCAGTAAGAGGTCTAAGAACACCATCTTTATATATAGATATTCTAACCCAGTTTACATAATCAGGTGGAAGTACAAATCTTAAATTATCACACACCTGAAGTTCTAATACTTTTATTTCCTTGAAGGCATCGTAATTAAGTTCTTGAATAGCTCTTTTTGCGTGAAACAAAACCTTGAAACGCTCTTCATTATTTACAAGAGAATGATTGCCTGCATACATCAACATAAAATTGTTGACAATATCTTCCAAGCTTACATACTGGTATGACCCCCAGTTTTCATTTTCTGGTGTTCCGCCTCCATTCTCGTAATATTGCCATGCACTAATATATGCCATTATTTCTCATTTTGATTTTCTACCATTTCTTGCGATTGTCCAAATTGAACTGCTTCAACTTCTCTTATAGACATACCAGCAAACTGTAATATTTTCATGACCAATGTTGGTTCTTCATCTTGTGGGTCTTTGGGATATCTTATATACTGACAAAATACTCTACCAAAATTATTCGAGCTAAACTCAGGATTGATCCCAATGCCTAAATAGTATTGAGTCCACGAAGGGTTTTGAGGGTATATTTGCAACACGTCTTCGTTTTGAGTATACACAGGAAACATCTCGGTAGGCTTAGTTAAATTAGATTGACTAAGCATAGTTGCCTTGGCCTGTGTAACTTTATCGACATCTTTTACACCATCTCTCATATTATAAATAGTGTATGGCATACCTAACCCTGCTATGTTTTCACTTATATATATAATACTTCGGCTTGCTGGGTCAAGGACATCCACAAAGCCTCCACTTCCTCCTATTTGAACATAATCTCCTGGTCTTACTCCAGATGCAAAAAAATCAACATTGGTATCTTCCAATATTGTACCAGCACTGCCATTTGTGGCTATACTGCTGACCAAAACTTTTGTGTTGTATAAAACCTTATTGATTAAATAATAATCAAATCCAGTTGTATTAGTTGTCGGCACTCGCCAATTATTTATCTGCGGTAACCCAGCTCCTCCTCCACCTTGAGTTTGGTCTGTTGTCGTAACATTAGTAAGTGGGTCAAAACGAGAAAACATATTAATTACCTCCTCGTAACCTTTTGTTATATCAGCTAAACCAGTGCCTGACTGGCGTACATTTTCCTTATTGATTTGATAATT